AAGATCATAATTAAATTTTTTCATGAATTAACGTATATCAATAGTATTTCTTGGATGTAATTTTTTAATTTCTTTGAGGCGGTCTTTAAAACCAGAATCGACTCTTCTACCAGCATGATGCCAAGGGTCACCAATATGGGAAGTTCCGAATATATGTTTCACAGCTATCTCAGAACATTTTACGCAGGGTTCTTCAGTTGGTTTGTTTCTATCAACTATTTTCCAATTTTCTTCAAACTCATGTTCACAGGATGAACACTTATAATCATAATAGGGCATATCACCTTTCAGTTACAAATTGTTATTTCTGTATTATATAGTTATCGTGTTTTGTGTTTCCAGTATTTTCCTTCAAACAACAAACCTAAAGTTGCTGCTCTTGAACTGGTACAACCACTGACACAACGTGCTACTGATCTATCATTCATATCTACTGAAGCAATCAACTCTACTGAATCAATCAACTTCTTTGATTTTGTTTTTTCTTTAACTACAACAACAGGGTCTTCTGTTACAATCGTTCTTGTTATCGTGACACAGCCGATACAAGAACCATCGGTCATTTCTATACGACAACCAGAAGGAGAGTTACAAACTTCTTCTGTAATAGTCTCGGTTTTTGCCATTGAGGCGGAACTGAGTAACACTAAAAAACTAACTGACATCAATAACTTTTTCATTTTTATTCTCATTTGGAGTTAACAAAGAAAGACTTTTCTCACTCTTCATGTACTATTATACAGAAAAGTGAGAGGTTTGTCAAGTCTTTTCTTTGAAATTTTTAATGTTTTCTATAGAATATATGTCTATCTATAGATGCCATTACTTTCTTATGGTAACTCCACTTTGGAAATTTCTTCATCCAACTGGCGTGATAATGTGTCGCTCCGTCTGTTATGTCTATCAGTTCTTTGTCATAATGACTTTCTAAAATTGTTACTGCAAGTGATTGTGCAGACTCCCATGTTCTACCTTCATTTGGGATATCCAAACGACCATCACAATACCACGAAAACTGACATCTATTTCTCACAGGAACATGACCTTTTAACTCAGCATTATAATAATGAATGCCTTCTTGCACTACACCACAAATGGTATTAGGATAATTCACATTGAGTTTACGATTAATCGTAACGTTTGCTACTGCGAGTTTCCCTGCTGTACTCTCCACTCCTGCTTCAAAATAAATATTTTTTGACAAACAATCTAAATCTGCCACAGAATATTTTATTATTTTGGTTTCAGGGGTTTGGTAATAATCCGTGTCGCCCACACTTTCAACAATCGTCATTTTCACTTGATGAAAATTATCAAAGACTTGTTGTGGTGCCGAACTATTAAGTTGTGAAGTAGTATACCATAGTGTAGCAAATAAAGCAAGGAACACCCTTACTATTTTTACCATACTTGTACCTTTTTTTGGTTATTCAATCAGTTCACTAAAAATACAGAATATATCAATCTCAACCAAACTGTAGTTATATTTATACCATTTTAGTCTTCCACATCAACCGTTTTCTTCGATTTCTTCTTTGGTTTCGATACAACCACTACCTCTGCATCCTCTATTTCTTCGACTTCAGGGAGTAAATCAGGCCAAACATCTCTAACCAATTTGTATGACAATCCCTTGTAAGACAGATTTTGGTCTTTGACAGCTATCAATAACTTAGCGTCTTCAGGATCTACTCTTTCTAACAACTGAACAAACATCGATTCTCTTTTCAACATCGAGAGATTGTGTCCACCACCTTTGACATAGTAGTTTAATTTTTTCACTTCAAAATGAATTGAACCTTCAGTAGAATCCGCAACCTGACTTGGTGTGTAAGGTGGTGTTCCTTTTGGAAGATGCCACTGTACGTCTGGATGATAGTTCAGTTGTAACAATGCTTGTGTTGCATAGCTCTCTTGACTTCAGTACTTCTCGTTTCTCTTCTCTTGTCTTGGCTTTATCAACCATCTCAAGAGTCTCGACTACATTGTGTTCAGCCATGTTATACTTCTCCTATAAATTGCTTGTCTGTTATTGCAACGTTTTTCTTGATTTTAGGAACATATTCTTGTGACGTTCCGTATTCTGTTTCGTTCATATTTCTTGTCCACACTGCACCAATATCGGGATAGAATACCCCCTCAGACCTCTTAGGAGTTCCGTCAGAGTAATATGCCATTGCAATACATCTAGGAACTACTTTGTGCTCTTCATCTTGGCCGGAAAATACCGAAATCCAATCACCAGTTTTGAGGTAATATTCACAGTAACGAACATATGCTTTTCTACCCATAGCTTGATTTTCTGAAGTTCTACGTTCTTTATCTGTAGCACCTCTACTTCTTGATTGAGCATTAAGAGCAGAGATCATATCCTTATTATGTTTTATCCATGCTTTAATGTTCTTGAAAGAGTATGTATCATCATCTGGTAAACTCAAAACCATTTTACTAATGTTCTTGAATTCAGCAGGAGCTTTCTTTGCTCTCATGATTCTCATTCTCTCGCGAAGTGCTTCACGTTGCTCTTCTGTAATCTTACGAGTTCGTTTGGTCTTCATCGGTTTTCTTTCTACTTTCAATTTCTTTGTCATTATCATTTTTTTGTTTAGAATATTCAAGGTTTGATTTGATAGTTCCTAACATCATTTCCCATTGCTTAGCAGTAGTATCGATGTCGTAGTGCATATCAAAGTATTGTTTCTGAAAAGCAAGACCAGCCTGAACTGGCGGTTCCCAAAAACTTTCAATTGCATCCTTCAGAACATAGGAAAACTTCCTAGCGTGTTCAGTCTTGTCTTGAACATATCCATACATCCAAGCAAAGTTAGCACACGTTTCTGGTAAGACTGCAAGATTCGGACAGACCACAACACAACCAGCACTCATCGCTTCAATCACTGAAATACACGCTGTCTCTTGGTATATATTCGGATATGCGAGAATATGTGTCTGTTGTAAAGCTGCACGGATTTCATCGTTGGATACTGTGCCGTGATAGTTGACATTTGGAGTATCCATACAAGCATCATATAGAGGTTGATATTTGGTATCTTGATCTTCCCACCCATAAATCTTGAAACTGGAATACACATCCAATACCACGTTCTCTAATTTCATAGCACGAAATGCTCCCATCAGTAAATCCAAACCACGATGAGGTGTGGAGATATAAGCAAGTCGTAAAGGGCCGTCTTTGGGTTTGGTGTGTACAGGAATAGGTTGAATGGAGTTTTTGAGAACTACACTTTTTTCATATTCAATACCAAGATCAAGATGGTATTTTTCAAGAGACCAATCAGAGGGAAATACAAATCGCTCAAACTGGTCTCTATACTTTTTATCTTTTAGGAATTGAACTTCGGGGTCTTTAGATGTGTCTTGAAACCAAAGGATTTTTGGTCTTCCATCATAATCACGAACTCTTGAAAGTATGACTTGGAAGTATTCCCACAGGTCTTCAGGGACTCTCTCCTTGACTCTTTCATAAATCAGTTCACTACCACCCTTTGCATTCTTTGAAGCAACAACAACATCTCCATCAGTAGGAGTTGGTGGTAGTCCTCTTTCTCTTCTTTCACGGATCTCTTTTATTTTAGATCCATCGAATTTCATCATGCTCATAATTTTCTCATTTGTTTGTATAATATAATTATAACAACTAATACCTACATTGTCAAGTTTTTTATGGGAAAAGGTTTCCTTGAAATTGCCCACTCAATTTGTACAAAAGAAATCCTCTATGATGGACTTCCACATTTTCTCCAGACTGTTGTAAGATTTCAGCCTCGCTGTCTGCTTCTAATTTGCTGTATTTTTGAATTTGTCGATTACTCGTTTCGATTAAATATGGATAACTCAATGTTTGGGGAGACATAGCTTCCTAGTTAGAGTAACCCTGTCTTACAAATGTAGTACGAATCTACAATATCTGAAACAGGATTAGTAATTTTGATTGACCTCGGTGATAGACGATTTTGTAAATCAATATTAGTTTCTTCTAAAAATGTTTCATACATCAATTCTTTTTTGGCATTTCCTTTTCCTGTTGCAAATTTTTTAATTACTGTGGGTGGAATCGTTGTGAAACGAAATCCATTCCTGTGAAGATATTCCTTGAGTATTCCTGTATTCTCACCAATGTTGAATACTCTTCCTGTCGCAGCAAAAGCATAATCTTCTATGTAAACGTGTTCTGCTCTTCCAGTATACCATCGGATACATTCTATTGTCCATTCGGCAAGTCGAACATATCTTTCTATCTCATTTGAGTATTTAGGATAATCGTATCCTCTGAACGAACCAAAGGATTCATGGTATTTTGTTCTCTTGATGAAATGAAACTTACAGTTTTTAAATTCCAGTTTTTCATCTACGAGTTTCCCTACACATACAGCGGGAGAAGTTAGAGAATAATCTATCCCCGCAACAAACTTCACCTAATCTTCTTTTTCGTAATATGGTTCCATC